CTGGAGGTTCCTACGAGGCGACGGGACCGCCTCCGTGATCCGTTTCCTCCTCGAAAGAGACTTGAGCCAATTCGACCCGACTTTACCGCCACCCATGACCGAAGGCAAGAAGGCCATCATCAATTCAGCCCACCAGATCCGGCGAACGGCGGTTGATGATCTCGTGGAGGCGTATCTTGAGTGGTGGGCGGCGGCGAACTCTGAAAACGATTCTGATTCAAATGATCGGCCCACGGTCATTTTCACCAAAGATCTTTTTGATTTTTTAACCATCGCGGAATTCTTTGACGAGGCGGCGACCATGCGCAAGATGCTGTCAGCCAAGAACTTCCATTTCAAAATGGATGAGCATGGCTACGACATGGTCAAGAATCCCTTTGCCGCGCAGTGGAAGCACAAGACCTTCAGGAGCCGCATGGCTTTCGTGGAGAAGTCTCAGCCGCAGGCCGGTCGCTATGACCTCATCAACGCCGAACTCCAGCGCAGGCCGCTGGCGTTTGAGTCCGAGTAGGTCCGGACTCGCTGGACTCGCTGGACTCGGCTTTTCTATTCTTGCTTCTCGCTTTTTCCCGGACTCGGTAAACTGATTTATATCCCTGACTGTCAAATTCCAAGAAAGAAGGGATAAAGTGATTTTTAAAACCGGTAGAACCAAGAATGGTAAACCCGAGTCCGCCGAGTCCGCCGAGTCCTGCGGCTTCAAACACGCGCTTTTCTTGTTGATTTCAGCGATAATCCGGGCGATCCCCGGAGGCTAGTTATGGCGTTTAAGAAAGGCAATCAATTTTGGAAGGTTCGCAGCTCGCATGGGCGCAAGCCGATCTTCAAAACGCCCCATCAATTGTGGACAGCATGTTGCGAATATTTTGAATGGGTGGAAGAGAACCCGTTGAAAGAAGAGAAGCTGTTTCACTTCCAAGGCGAAGTCACCCGAGAAGAGTTGAGCAAGATGCGCGCCATGACGCTTGGTGGCCTCTGCATCTTCCTCGACATCAACAAGTGCACCTGGTTCGATTATCAGAAGAAAGATGATTTTTCCAACGTCACTACGCTAGTGGATGAGATCATCCGAACACAGAAGTTCACCGGGGCGGCGGCGGATCTCCTCAACCCCAACATCATCGCTCGGGATCTCGGGCTGGCCGACAAGCGGGAGCACACCGGACCTGGTGGCGGGCCGATCCAACAAATCACCTCGAAGATGACCCCGCAAGAAGCTGCTGAGGCGTATGCCGATACGCTGAAGGAGGACGCCGGGTAATGCAGGCTGTGGCTCCGACCACCACCGATGATTGGCCGGTGAACCCGGTCCCGGTGTTCGCTTGGCGCCAACAGCAGGTGCTTCGCTTGCGAGCTTCCGAGACCATGCGGCTGGGCGCCAGAGCGTACTACGCTACCCACCCGGTCGAGTTCATCAACCACTGGTGTGACACCTACGATCCTCGCAAGGCCGGGTCCAACTCCCCGGCCAAAGGTCCGCTGGTTCTGTTCCAGCGTCAGGATGAGTTGGTGAGGTTCCTTTATGCTTGTCTCCGGAGCGAGGAGGCGGGCTTGATTGAGAAGAGCCGGGACATGGGCGCGACATGGGTGTGTTGCGCCTTCTCTGTGTGGCTCTGGCTGTTCTGGCCCGGTTCCGCCGTGGGCTGGGGATCTCGGAAGGAGGCGTTGGTGGATCGCATCGGAGATCCGGACAGCATCTTTGAGAAAATCAGGATGCTGATCACCGGCCTTCCGGCGTTGTTCTTGCCAGCGGGCTTCTCCGAATCCGAGCACATGTCATTTATGAGAATCGTGAACCCGGAGACCGGGGCAACGATCACTGGCGAAGGAGGCGACAATATCGGGCGTGGTGGGCGCAAGCTGATCTACTTCAAAGATGAGTCCGCCCACTATGAACGTCCGGAGAAGATCGAGGCAGCGCTGGCCGACAACACCCGAGTCCAGATAGATCTGTCCTCCGTGAACGGCATCGGCAACGTCTTCCATCGGCGGCGTGAAGTTGGCGCGGATTGGAACGGGAAGGTGACGCCCGGTCGCACACAAGTCTTTGTGATGGATTGGCGAGATCACCCGGCGAAGAATGACAGCTGGTATGTGACTCGCAGAACGAAGGCCGAAGATGAAGGCCTGCTCCACGTATTCGCCCAAGAGGTTGACCGGAGCTACTCGGCTTCCGTTGAGGGCGTCTTGATCCAGATGGAGTGGGTCCAAGCCGCCATCGATGCTCACCGCAAGCTCGGCCTGTCGGAGACCGGGCCGTGGTCCTCGGCTCTGGACGTGGCGGACGGCGGAGGAGACACCAACGCCCAAGCCTGCCGGCGTGGGGTCATCCTTCGGTTCCTCGATGAGTGGGGAGCGAGGGACACAGCGGTGACGGCGCGGCGAGCGATCGCCAACGTCATGAAGATGACCCCGCTGGATCTCCAGTATGACTGCATCGGCGTTGGCGCCGGGGTCAAAGGCGAGGTGAACAACCTCCAAGATTCAAACAGCGTTCCCGTTGGCCTCAAGTTTGTGCCGTGGAACGCGGGCGCTCAGGTTCTCCACCCGGAGAAGCCTGTCATCAAGGGCGACAAACAAAGCCCTCTCAACAAGGACTTCTACACCAATCTGAAAGCCCAAGGTTGGTGGGAATTGCGGAACCGTTTTTACCGCACATATCGCGCTGTGGAGGAGGGCGCGGAATACGACCCCGATACGCTGATCAGTTTGGACTCGGGTCTCAAAAATCTACGCAAGCTTGAAAAGGAGTTGTGCCAAGTCACGGCGTCAAAAGGCGCTCGGCTCAAGCTTGTGATAGACAAGACTCCAGAGGGGACGCGGAGTCCAAATCTGGCCGATGCTGTCATGATGACTTACTGGCCGGTCGCCAGCAGCTACAACTTGGAAAGATTCTTGCGGGGATGAAACTTTGGACGGCAACAACGTTACGGAAAACAACAAATGGCATTTGGACAAGCGGGTTTCGGTTGGTCACATCATCACTACGGTGGCGATGCTGTCGGCCATGGCCCTTTGGCTGCTGCGGCTCGAAGGGCGGATTGATCTTGTGGATCTTCGAGACAACCAGATGAGCAAGCGAATCGAGCAGATCAATCTTGATCGAGGCGTCCGGGACGCGGAGATTATCCGACGGCTTGAGCGGATTCAAGACACGGTGTCGGAGCATGAGCGGACGCACACGAAGGAGCACGATAAATGAAGTGGGCGGAGGTGACAGATATGCAGAAAGCAGCGGGCGTGTTTTGCGTTTCCGTCGTGGCGGCGGTGGGCTGGATGACTTCGACCTTCGAGACCACCGCCGCGTCTGAACAGAAGTGGCAGAACCACAGCCAACAGCTGGTCTGCCGGACCGTTTCCGAAGCGCGGGTGAAGATCGCCAAGCTGGAGTCATACATCAAGCATGCCAAACCGTCCGAGGGCGAGAAGGCGCAGGCGGAGGATGAGATCAAGGCGCTCAAAGATCAGATTGAGAAGATCGACCCGAAGGGGATCTGCTGATGAGCCTCGGAGATAAACGGCGCCAATTTGCAAAGATGAAGTGCTTGCTTGAGCACTACATTTCGTTCTTGGGGATCGACTACGCCGAGGACCAAGGGAAGCGGTGCACCGATTGCCCGGTGGGTCACCCGAAGAGCACCCACAAAGTCGGGCTGGCCATCGACATTTTGATCTATGGGCCGGGCATGAGTTACCCGCACCCGAGCGCCGAGGAGATCTACTCCACGCTCCATGATTTTTGGGATCTGATCGGCGGCGCAGAACGCATCAAAGGAGATCTCAACCACTTTAGCCTTCCATGGCAAGGAGTCCGATAATGAACAACATCTTATGGTTTATCAAAGCATGGCTCGGCCTGAATCCGGATCTCCCTTTTGCCAAGGATGTGGAGAACCCGAAGCACGGGCAAGAGGCGAAGAACAGCCGCAGCCAGAAAGTCATTTATGACGAGAAGCAGCGCAACAACAAGACCGGGGAGATGGGCAAGTGGGTGATGCCGCAGGCCTTCTCCGATCGCAAGCCGGTGACGATCACCGGTGGTCGGAGAAAGTGAGATGATGGCCCACGCTTTCCCTTTCAACTACGAGATCATTGACCACCCGCGCTACAAATACCGGCTGACGGAAGAGACCGCCTACATGGTGGACATCGAGGGCGAGTACAACCACGAGTTCTTTCACCTTGCGCACGGCTGGTTGGTGGTCAAGAAGGGGTATGCGTGGGACGGCGCCAGCGGGCCGGCAGTCGATACATCGACGTTCATGAGAGCGAGCTGCATTCACGACGCCCTCTACCAGCTGATGCGAGAGGGAATCATCCCAAGATCGAACCGCAAGAAGGCTGACAAAATCATGCGCCAGATCGGGCGCCAAGACGGGATGTCCAAACCCCGTGCTTGGTGGGTCTACGCCGCCGTCCGGTTGGGCGCGGGCGCATCAGCAAAGCCGAGGAGAGCATAATGACCAAGAGGTTCCGAAACAATTTGATTGCTGTGTTGATCGTCATCATGGCCCTGACCTTGATGGCGTTGATGTCCGGGTGCTCGGTGACGTCCGTTGACCGGCAAGGCGAAGGCGGGCTGAAGGTGACGCACAGAACCTTCTTCTTGAAGACGGAGGCACCGAGTTTGGAAGTTGAACGCGATTCGCTCAACGAGTACAAAGCCAAGTTCAATGCGGAAAGCAGAGGCGGAGATGCAGCAGCTATGGCAGAAGCGCTACAGCTCTTGATGGCGATCAGTGCGGCTGCCAAACCAGTAAATGAATGAAGAATTCTTTTTCATCTTAACAAGGAGATACCATGGCGACTTTTACGAAAATCAATGACTTTGTTCTTCACTTGAACGAAGGCGAGCACCGCATGGACAGTGACCAACTTGTCCTTGCGCTTTCCAACACGCTCCCGTCCACGGAGACATCGGACCCTTCGGCGGACGGCAACGGACTTCTGGCCAACGTCACTCAGATCGCGTACACGAATCTGTCCACGCGCAATCTGACGCTCAACTCTTCGAGCCAGACGGGTGGCACGTACACGCTGAGCTTGAACGACATCACTTTGTCGGCTTCGGGCGGAGCGGTCGCGGCGTTCCAGTATATCTACATCTACAATTCCGCCGCAGCGGTTCTGACCAACCCGTTGATCGGGTACTACGATTATGGCTCATCGCTGACGCTGCAAGACGGCGAGAGCTTGACCGTGGACTTCGGTGCGGATGGCCCGACCACCGGCGCATTGTACACGATGACGTAAGTTGAAGTCAGAAGCAATAGCCCTCCCTTGCTGGAGGGGAGGGCTTTTCTGACATGACGGGAGACCGCGTTGTACGCAGATGACCATTGGAAACTAACCGGGGCATGTTCTTGGTATAGCCAAACCACGCATGACGTGGATGTCGTCAGCGGGAGTCCGTCCGTTGTGGCGGTCGGCGGTGGGGTTGGCAACCCTGATTCGCGTGCGACTCACGTGCTGTCGATGACCAGCGGTGATGTGGTTGAGCGAACGCACAAACTCGACCAGACATTGCCCGATGAATTCTTGGGCCGGTTTGCGGCCTTCCAGCTTAAGATTCGATTCACTGACACGACGCCAACCAGCCGGTTCACCCTTTTTGAATTCTTCAATTCCAACGGGACCGTTCTCACGCTCGATCTCGACACCGATGGAACTCTTGTCGTGGCCGATCAAGGCGGGACCGATGTGCTCACATCGTCCACCTCGCCGTTCACCGACAACACATGGCACCATCTCAAGTTCCGGATAGACACGGACGGCCCAGCTCAAGGTGAATTCTATTTTCAGGTTGACGATGACTCCGAGGAAGGCACGACGGGAAGAAACTTCCTGCCGGGTGGTGTTTACCCGCAAGCGTACACCTACTACTTCCGCTTCGGCGGTCCCTCTTCGGGGACCATGTACATTGGCCCGGTCATCATGGGCACGTACACGTTCAACAGCTGGCCCACCGAAGGTTATTTGCCGGACTTCGAGCTGGTCAACTACTACCACGACAACACCACCGGAACGTCAGACGCCGGTTCCAATCTTTCTGGCGGGACAACGTGGGATCAAGCACAGAACACCAACTACAATGATTCGGATTGGGCTGAGATAGACAACGTCCAAGCGGGCGTGGATTGCGACGGCGGAGCGGGAGCGGGTCCGAGCGGGGACAGCAGCGTCACCGATGACATGATCTGGGGCATGTGGGCGACCATGCGGGCGTCTCGTGGCAATGGTTCTGGAACGACATGGCAGTTTGCCTACGGTTCCGACGAGGGCTGGGCCACCTCGCAGGACTTCGCCAGCCCTCCGACCCTGTTATCAACTCCGACGAACTTCTGGAAAGCCTGTTCCACGCTTGAGTCGCAGAGCGCCACCATCATTCCGGGCACCACAGACTTCATGCGGTGGTCCTGGTTTGTCATCGGCGGGCGAGAGGCGAAAGTACACGGCGCGACAGTCGGCTTGGTGGTTGTCCCGTCGCAGGGACCGGCTGACGCCGCGATCGAAACGCAGACCTACGCGCTCACCGGTCAAGATGTGGCCTTCACCCGAGGCTTCCACATGGACGCCATCGGGTCTACGCAGATAGCCACCTATCACTTTGACGCTTCGATTATCGGCCCGACCGACGCACAAGGTGTGTGGACGGATGACGCTAACGCCTTTGACGGCAGCGCGGGGACATTCGCCTACACCACCACCATCGAGGGGTCCAAGACTAACCTTTTGGCTGGGAAGGGCACATCTGCACCAGCGTCCGGTCCGGGCGGGGTCGAATACGGAATCATCGGGGTTGAAGGCCGGTTCCATAGGGCGTCGAAGAATGCTGCCGGTGTCGTCCATGCTCGCGTCTTTAACCAGACATGGCAATTCGGACTCGACCAAGGAGACGGGTTCCACGCAACGAACAGTACGACCCCGGTGTGGTCGGATTGGGAGTCATGGGGCTGGGCCGATCCTCGATGGGGATTTTTAGAATTGTGGACGTGGAACACGCTGTCAGACGATTTGGAGATATTCTGGGCCGCGCAAACGGATTCCGCCGGAATGGACGCGTATGCGGCGGAGGTCCGAGTCACATACGGCATTCCGCCGCAATTCACGCTCACCGGTATCGACGCGGCTCTGCGGTTCTCATACAACATGCCCGCCGAGGCGGGGACGTTCACGCTGAGTGGTTCTGACGCGGACTTTTCTCACACGCATCATCTGGAATCCTTCGCCGGATCTTTCGCGCTCTCCGGGGCGGATGCCGATTTGCTCCGTGGCTACACAGTACAGCTGGACGCCGGCAGCTTCGCGCTCACAGGCGTCACGGCGGATCTGAACAAAGGCAAGCTCCTCAACGCCGAGACCGGGGCATTCACGCTCGCGGGCCAAGCCGCCCAATTCTCGATAGTTGTTGAAGTGGCGGCTGGCTCCTTCGCGCTCTCCGGGATCTCTGCGGCTTTCGAATACAACCGGAGCTTTGACGCCGAGACCGGGGCGTTCACGCTCGCTGGTTCTGATGCAGACTTTGCGCGTACACACCATCTGGAAGCCTTCGCCGGATCTTTCGTGCTCTCCGGGGTGGACGCCGATTTTCTGCGCGGTTACGCAGTACAGCTTGATGCCGGCAGTTTCACTCTCACAGGCGTCACGGCGGATCTGAACAAGACCAAGCAGCTGGGTGCTGAGACCGGGGCGTTTGTTCTCTCCGGTCAGAATGCCGAGCTGGACCGTCAGCTGCTTGTGGAGCTTGATGCCGGCACCTTCGCGCTTTCCGGCATCCCCAACACCTTAACCCGGTCCGCGTTGCTTGACGCGAGCGCCGGGGCGTTCACCCTCTCGGGCCAACCGGCTGACTTCGAGGTCTCTGCGGTATTTAACGCTGAGACAGGGACGTTCATTCTCAACGGGCAAGATGCCCAACTAAATCTGCAGCGGTTCTTGAGCGCCACAGCTGGGGCGTTCTCTCACTCCGGGATCGCTGCAGACCTCAATCGTGGATACCCGCTCCTTGCCGAGACCGGGGCGTTCACTCTCGCGGGGATCGCTGCGGACCTCAACCATGGCTTCGCGCTCGAAGCGGAAGCGGGCACGTTCACTCTCTCGGGGATCGCTGCGGATCTCGACCGGGCGTTGCTCCTCGAAGCGGACGCTGGCGCCTTCGCCCTCACCGGGTCCGTCGTGGACTTCGGGGAGCAGGGCGTGCTCATGGCAAACACGGGCGCTTTCGCCCTCTCGGGCCAAGACGCCAAGCTCACCAGATCGCTTCTAAGCCCTCTGGACGCTGGAACCTTCGCCCTTGCCGGCGTTACGGCGGATCTCGCCGCTGCGCTCGGCCTGCAAGCCGCTACCGGGGCGTTCACGTTGAGTGGAGCCGAGGCGGGGACGTTCGCGAATCGTTGGGTGGGCGCAGACACCCAATCTTACGCACTGACTGGGATTGATGCCGACTTCTCTGTGGCCTTCCGCCTTCAGGCTGATGCCGGCTCTTTCACCCTTACTGGCCAAACCGCTGACCTCCAAATATCGGGGTCATTCGGGGCGGAGACCGGCGTGTTCAATCTCGCCGGCACTACCACCCGGCTGCAGAGATCCTTGCGGCTGGAATGTGAAGCAAGTTCCTTTGCGCTAACCGGGCAAAATGCCGGGTTGAATATCACGCAGACTTTCGCCGCTGAGACCGGGGCGTTTGTTCTTGCGGGAGAACCAATCAGCTTTGAGCGCGGTGTCCGCATGGAAGCGGAGGCAGGAACATTTGCTCACACCGGAAGTGACGCCGCGCTCTCTTTGTCTGGCTCCTTCGATGCTGAAACCGGCATCTTCACCGTAACAGGCACCGGTGCTCAGCTAGCAGCGCACCGAGTTATGACGGGTGTCCCTCAATCCTTCACCCTGTCTGGTCAAAACGCTAACCTAGAAGTCTCTGGCTCCTTCCTGACGGAGACGGGTGTGTTTGTGCTGAGCGGTGAAGATGCCGACCTTATCCGGGCGTTGGTGCTCAGAGCAGATCCTGGCGCCTTCGCCCTCTCGGGCCAGAGCGCGGATCTGGACCTCACATTTACTCTGGACGCCGAGACCGGGGTGTTCACTCTGGCTGGCGAGGATGCGGACTTTGCGCTGGAAAGCGGATTCCAAGCGGAGGCTGGCACGTTCGCGTTCACCGGGCAAGACGCCACTTTGGCCGTCCAGCGGAAGATGGATTGTGTTGCCGGGGCGTTCGCGTTCACCGGGGAGGACGCGGATCTCAGGCGCAACTTCGCGCTGGAGGCGTTCGCCGGCAGCTTTGCGTTCACCGGGCAAGACGCCGAGCTTTCAAGAGTGCTCGAACTCCACGCCGATCCCGGCAGCTTTGCGTTGGCTGGTGAAGATGCACTCTTATTGTGGTCGGAGGCGGAAGGGAGCGGCATACGTCCGGTTCTGGTTCGCTTGGCCCTGCAGCCCCAAACCGTTCGGCTTGACGTTGGACCGGACAAGGTGAAAATTTGATGACGAATATTATACGAAGGCGCGGCGACACTTACCCTCACGTGATTCAGTGCGTGGACAAATGCAGCGGAGATCCGGTTGACGTGACGGGCTATGGATTCTTGATGTGTGTGGATCCGAGCCAAGACCCGCTGGGATCTACAAACAACATCGCACAGATCACCGGGATCATCACCGATGGAGCGAACGGCGTTGTTGAGTTCACGCCGAGCGATGTGGAAGCGGACAATGTGGGGAGCTTCTTTTATGACATCCAGTGGACGGACACGAACTCCAAGAAGCGGACCATCGACCATGGGAAGTACATCTTGAAGCAGGACATCGCCAAGTGACCAACTTCCCGTCCATGTCGCTGACCGGCGTAGTCAATCACCCTCGGGTCCGGGTGTTGTGGAACAATGGGCTGCTGCGGGCGTTCGATGTGGCCGGGTCGATGGTCTTCGAGCTGAAGACGGAGAAGCCGAGGCGGATCAAAGGGACACTGATGAGCTGGGCGGCGGATAACGACATCGGGCCATTGACGCTGAAGGCGCGGTGCATGACATGTGGCGGTCCTCGATGGTGGAAGGTGCTGTGGACGCCGAGTGAAGAATTATGGAGGACACCGATGTGAGTAAATTGAGAACCGTCCGAGACAATTTCAGGAACCTTGTGTCAGGACTGGGAACGGATCGCGACAAGCAGGCGGCGGGAGATTACGCGGTTGTCCCGTATACAGATGAGCATTGGTCCGCCATCTACCGGACTTCTTGGATGGGCCGCAAGGTGGTGGACATCCCGGCCAAGGACGCGACCCGGAAGTGGCGCGAATGGCAGGCTGACGCTGATCAGATTGAAGCGATCGAAGCCGAAGAAGCGCGGCTGTTCCTTCCGCAAAAAGTCAAGAAGGCGCTGCAAATGAGCAGGCTGTTTGGTGGCGCTGGCATCTACTTCTCGATCGCGAACGATGACCCCGAGCTGCCGTTGGAGGCGAACTCCGTCAAGCAGGGCGGTCTGGCCTTCGCCACCGTGCTGTCGAAAGACATTCTGGTGCCCGGCGACATCGACATGGACCCGCTGTCCGAGAACTACGGAAAGCCTCAATGGTATGAGGTCAGCAGCGAGAACGAAGGCACTGTGCGCATTCATCCGTCCCGGATCGCGATTTTTGTGGGTCACGAGATCTTGTCACCGCTCGAATCTGCCACAGTCAAACAAGGCTGGGGTGATAGCGTCCTTCAGGCCGCATACGAAGCGGTCCGCAACGCAGATTCCACCGCGTCCAACATCGCCTCTCTGGTTTATGAAGCCAAGGTGGATGTGCTCTCGATTCCGGATCTGATGGAGATCATGGCCAACCCGAAGAGTAGAGAGTTGCTCACGGAGCGAGTTCAATTGAGCGCCCAGCTGAAAGGCAACAACGGCATGCTCATCATCGATGGCGCCGAAGAGTACAACCAAAAGGCGTTCACGTTCTCCGGGCTTCCCGAGATCAGCTATCAAGCACTTCAAGCGGTCTCCGGTGCCGCCGATATTCCAATCACTCGCTTTTTGGGCCAGTCTCCGGCAGGCTTGTCCAGCACCGGCGAATCCGACTTGAAAAATTACTACGATGCGGTCAACTCGATGCAGACTTTGATGATGACGCCGGTCCTGCGTGACTTGGATGAATCCCTGATCCGTTCGGCTTTGGGTGACCGGCCCGAAGAGGTGACCTATGAGTGGGCATCGCTCTGGCAGATGTCTGATGAGCAGAAGTCAAAGATCAGCAAGGAGACCGCCGAGATGATCAAGACGCTGGTGGAGGCGGGGCTGTTCCCCGAGGAGGATCTGGCGCTGGCGGCTGCCAACGTGCTGGTGGAACATTCGATTTTGCCTTCATTCGAAATCACTGAGGCGGATATCCGAGCAGCCGCCGAAGAAGAAGCCGCGAGGGAAGAGGCGCGGCTGGAGAACGAAAGGCTGAGGCTGGAGGCTGGGCCAACGGAACCCGGACCCGCAGAACCCGGAAAGGAGGACAACACAGATGAGTAAGATGTTATTTGACACCGTCGATGCTTCGGGCGCTCGCTTGACTCGCGATGGATACTTGGTGGCTGAGGCTGCTGTAGCTCGCACAGGGATCCAGCTTTACAGCGCCGGGGAGTTGGGGATGGACGGAGCGCCCGACAGGGTGGTGCGTGTGTTCCGGCCACCGGAGGAGGTCTTTGCGACCGATGCGATGGCGAGTTATGCCCATCGCCCCGTCACCGTCGATCATCCCCGCGATATGGTCACAGCCGACAACTGGAAGGATCATGCCAAAGGGCAAACCGGCGATGAGGTTCTGCGTGACGGCGAATTTGTCCGCGTTCCGCTCATGTTGATGGATAAAGATGCCATCGAGGACTGGCGCGAAGGCAAGCGAGAGTTGTCTATGGGTTACACCATGGATTTGAAGATCGTTGACGGGAAGACTCCCGAAGGCGAGCAATACGACGCAATTCAAACGAATCTGCGAATGAACCATCTGG